CCTGTATAAAAATCTCTTCATGAGTCACTAAACCCCATGGAGATAGTTGTTTTGATGCTTTCTCACCTAGAATACGAGTGATTCTCTTTGCAAGATATGGTATATCGTATAATGTACAGTTCCATCCTGTAATAATCTCTGGTGTGTTCTGTTGCCAGTATGCAAGAAATCTTTGTAGCATGTCATACTCATCTACACACCTAATATATGTTACATCTTCATTTTTATTGTCAAAAGGACCAACACCAAAGGTAATTATCTTCTTTGATGAGAAATCAAGTAATGATATGAGCAACATCTCTTCATCACATTTCTGTACGGAAGGGAATCCATTCTCAGACTTCACCTCGATATCAATCGTGAAGAGTTTCATGTTGTTAAGATCAAACTTTATCTCATTCTCTGGATACTTATCTGAAATGTACTGGTAAATGTATCTACGGTTGCCATAGATAGGAAACTTTTCTATATTTTCATGCGACCTTATAAATTCTCTGCAATCTCTTACATTTCCGGGTTTTACTTCACCAACATACTTCCCATCCAAGGTTTTATACTTTGTTTTCTTCTTACTGGGGACAAACAAAGTGGGTTGAAAGTCATCTCGTAATGTAAATGACCTGCCATTCTCATACCCACGAACTAGAAAGTCGTTGCCGACCATCTGAACGTTGGTGTAATATCTCATTTTACAGTGATGCTAGGTTTTGCTGTAAGTGTCTGATACTTATCAAGTTGATCCTTATCAGGTTGTACCATTGTTAGTATACTATCAGAGTGTATCATTAATTCTTTCTGTGTTGTAAAACTAGGCCACGATGTCAAGAAATTTTCACCATTTTCTTGCTTCAATTCGTATGGTTCTATCAATTTACAATCTGGTTCTCCTAATTCTGTACTAACTTCTTCTATTCGAGCAATAAGAACTAATTGATTCTTCAATAATAATATTTGTATCATGTCAAAGATAGGTTTCTTGAATTTAATTGTAGCATAGCATCTCTTATTTTGTCAATATAACCACTATTTCTTAATTCTTTGAAGACTAAGTTCTCAAAACCATATTCACCGTAAGAATCAAGTGATGCTCTCCTCGCTTCCTTTAGTTTTTTCATTATAGCACGTAATCCTACACCATTATCACTATCAATCAACCTTTCTATCTTACTTTTGATATTATTTGTCTTCTTTTCTAGTTCTCTTTCGTCTAATTCACCCTCAAACTTCTGTGGTTCTTGTATAAACCTGTTTTTTAGTAGACTATAGACTCCTTGACTTTTTTTTCTAGTGATTCCGGGTCTCTCAATGTATGGTTCTGCCTGCACACCATAAATTTTGACATCATGAGTCAATTCCCACAAAGTTTTTTTGTCCATGTAGTAGTCATCTAACAATTCTGGGTCACAATCAGGCACATACTTAGGATCTACCACTAAATGCACGTCAATATCAGAATATTTTGTGTAATTATATCCTGCATTACCTCCTAGCATTAAAATATCTACAATCCCTGCCTCTGGTATCTCTGCATAGTCTGCAAATGCCTTTCCAAAGTCCATTAATTTCTCTCTGACTATGGATTTTAGACCAGATGGACCCCAAAATACTGGATTTAATTTATCTCTAAACTTCAAAGTCAGATCCTCGTTCAATCGACGAAGATCTGACGCTGAAATGTGTTTTCTTACCCTATTGAACACAACCTAATTGCCTTTTTAGGTATTTAGAGCCACTCCTTACGTTGCCTATGCTCTGGAATGATTCTTTCTATATCAACAAGGAGTAATCCATCCTCAAAAATTACATTTTTTACTACCAAATCATCTGGTACTGCCCATGATCTAGTGAAAGATCTTTGTGCAAGACCCCGATGCATGTAATCAGTGCCCTCTTTCTCAATTTTCTTTCCTTCGATGATAAGTTTACCCTCCTGTGTGTAAACTTTTAGTTCATCTTTTTTGAACCCTGCTAGTGCTACCTCTAATTTATACTCATGGTTTGATACCTTTATAGTATTATAAGGTGGGTAGTTAGAATTTTTGAAATGTGAATCGAAATCGCTGATCCAATCGTCAAATCCGATCATGTTTCGTCTTATTTTATTGAGATATTCTTGTGTATCTCCAACTGTCAACGTGATTCCGTTGTCAAACATAGTGACCTCTTTAGCGTCTGTGAATAATGTCCCCGAAGGCGACAATACTAATTATACACGATGCTATTTTTTAAGGGTACGGTTATTTAGGTTCGGTCGTTTTTCTCTTACCAATATTATATTTTGTTTCTAACTTCCAATCTCTTTTTTCTCTGAATGAAATTACCTTTATCTGATTTAATGGTGCTATATCTTCAACTAAATCTGATGATATTACATTGACCAATCCCCAATCTGATAGAAGTTGCACAATTCTGTTTCTTCTTTGAAAGTCATTCACGCTTAGATTTGCTTTTTTACCGTCTAAAGCAAAAAGTTCCTTGAAGTGAACTATAAAATACTTCCCTTGTTTATGTAATATGTGACAACTTTGATATATTTTCTTTTCTTTTCTGGATGCGACTCCTATTCTTGTCAATGTCTCTCTTACTTTTAGAAAATCATCAGGTTCTGCAAGTGCAACCTCAATCATTTTACTAGGTGACCAGTCATATATTGGTTCAATCACTACACTCATCTCAATCCTCCAGTGTCAAGTTTTTTTCTAATGAATTTCAACTGATCATCGGTAAGTAAGGAGAGGACCTGCTTTGCCTTTTCATCACTATAATGATAATATTTCTTGATTAGTTCAAGATTGTCCAATTCTTCCTTTTTAATCCAAGGAGAGAATCTTTTCCGCGATCGTAAAATATTTAGTAAAAAGTCGTACTGTAGTCTCTTATCTAAAGAATTGTATATATTCATCTCATTAGCATATAGCACAGCATCCATGTGACCTGCCATGCATCTATTCACTATAAAAGCAGGATACATTGAGTCAGTAACCTCTGGATCCTCAAACAAATTATTCTTTTTATAGTTGATTGAGTTCAACCAATCCTTCAGTTCTGGTTTCATCTACCTTCCTTTGATTTATTCCTTATTGTAACATGATTATCTTCAATAGCAATTTCTAGATAATCATAATGTGTCCACCCAAGTTTTTCATAACACTCGTTTAATTTCTTCATATCATCCCATAAATCAGTAGGTGTTGGTTCTCCCCAAAATGGATTCTCTTCGTCTGGGTTCATCATTTTATCCAAGCACAATAAATTCTTTCATTAGTTCTTCCAATTCCTATATCAAACCCACTCAATTCTGATTTTCGATTGGTTTTATATATTGTTTGAGGTTCAATAAAAAACTCTAAATTAAATTTCTCTGTCTTTTCAATTACTTTTTCTATAGTCCAATTGTAATATAATTTATGTTCAAAATTAGGAATCCCTCTAAAATAAAAACGTCCACCTTCTTTTAACACACGTATTGCTTCTCTAAATTGTGAATCTATAATTTCATCATCACCAAAATTTATACTTCCAAAAGCAATAACAATATCTGCAACATTGTCTTTGAATGGTAAATTTTTTATATCACAATACAAATCTTGATAGAATAGGGGATCATTCAAAACATCATCTAAAATATCTATTCCTATTAGATTATTGATACGTCCTTTGTAGGGATTTTGTCCACACCCTAAATCTAACACTAGATTACAATTAAGATTGTTTATTTCTTTTATAAATTTTTTACCTGTAATGGCATATTTATTCCATTTAGGATGATTCCTCCTTCTTCTTTTCCCATTGAAGAGGTTTCGTAATTCATCATTTAGCATTATTCAAAAAATCGTATGTTTTTTCTGTAACCTCACCAGTTACATTAAGAGTTGGTCTATTTTCATGACCGTAATTTGCTGTGCCATGGGGAACATCTTTCCAAGGCCATGTAATACAATCACCTTTCTTCCATTTTATAATTAGGTTACCATGTTGCCAATGCTGACCGACTTTTTGATCGTCTAAAAAAATTATTATTCGCATCATTTTACGTTGATCATAATCAGCATCAGAATGTTTTTCAAAATCTCCTCTAGAAAATTCTTGATCTTTTTGTCTTGAAAGATGTCCGCCAAAAGCGTCTAGATGCCAATAAAAACATTGTCCCGGTTTTTGTACATCAAATTTTACATTTGGATTTTTCATACCAAATTTATCGACAATACTTTGTAGTGTTGAAGGTAATTCTATTTTTGTTTTTCTATTAACTATTGCGTACCCACCATCAATATCATAACCCCACCTACGAAAATCTGCTTCCTCCATTTCATTATTTCTACTTTTCCTTCCTCTACATCTGCGAGTAAATGTAGCAGGTTTTGTAAGATTTACATCTGGTACATCTGAAATATCAAAGTTTGTAATAGGTATTACTGATGGTAAATCAGAATCAAGAGAGTTCAAATCAGAGGCATCAGTAAAATGATAGTTACTCATCGACTTAGACCATTCAAATAAACTTGTATATTTTTGTTTATCTGTAGGATCTGCTGTTTTCAGATTTGACCACATAGTTTTTGGGTTTCTACTAAATTCAAGTTCGTATAAATCCATTATGTTAATCCTGATGAGTTGAGTTTGTCATAGTTATAGCAACTTCCAAATGAAAATTGTATTTATTATAACAGTTGTGAGAGTGGTGTGGTAGTATCCTGTGACACTTGTGGAACTGTTTGATTGATTCTATCTGATGATTTTTGATGATATGTTTTATCAATCTCACATCCTATAAACTTTCTATCATGTAATTTACAGGCAACACCTGTACTACCAGAACCACCAAAAATATCAAGTACAGTTTGATTAGGATTACTTGATGTCTTTATGATTCTTTCAATCAATGGTATTGGTTTCTGTGTACTATGGAATTTTTCTACCTTTCGGTCATAGAAATTAATATCATCCCATACATCTGTAAGTCCAGTTTGAATATTAAAAGTATAAACTAAGTCTTCATACTTTGGTAAGTTCATAATCTCCTGTAACTTACACCAATCATCCTTAGTTGGATATACACGATGCTCTCTTGGTTTCTTTTCTGATGCGATACAAGCAAATGTTCCACCACCTGTTGTTGCTTTACCTAAGTAACCATTTACTTGATTACCTTTCCATCCTAATCTCTTCCTTTCTGATTGCAATAAGTCTCTAATATAATCCCTTGCTTCATAATGAAAAAAGAATATTGATTCAGTTGCAGTAGGGTACATTTTAAGTTTACTACTTGTTCTCCCTGCAACTGCTTGCATACCTTTATTCACTACTACTTGTTGTCTGAAAGTAAACCCTGCGTCTTCAATATAAGGTAATAGAGTACATAATTGTTGTGGGAAACCAAACAACCAAAAACTACAGTTCCATTTTGCAACTCTACCTAACTCAGTAATCCACTTCTTACACCAATCATAGTATTCATCTATAGTAAACCATTGATTATCCCACTCATCATTTACTACACGATAGTATGGTGGGTCTGTGCATATCAAATCCACCACATTATCATCTAACGATTTTAGAAACTCTAAACAATCTTGATTTTTATAAATCAATTTCTACCTACCTCTCCACGCTCTTTGTTGAAGTTCTTTGATTCTAACACATCTTTAGAATTTTTACCACTAAATCTTGCAGGGATTCTCTCTGGTGTTGTATTTTCAAGATTGAAATAATCAAAATCAAATGATGTATTGTTTTCATTTACAGTTAAGTATCCATCAAATTTCAGTACTGGTTCACTTAGGTAGAAATCAACCTTAAGTGGTTGAAAATTGATTTGATTAGACTTATCACTATCTAATTGTGCCTTTGCGTATGCGTTTAGATGTTGAGAGTCCTTACTGATTGTCCAGTAACGAATACGAAACTTACGACATGATGGTTTATCTGTCTCTGGTTCAACAAGTGTCAAACGATACTCTTTCATTTCCTCAAGCCACTTGAAATGTGACTCTGCACCTATTCCCCATCTACCATCACGAGGATTAGTGCGATTAAAATTCTTTTGACCTTTAAATGCTTTAAAATGTGTACCACCACAGTGAAGACATTTTGTAGCAAAAAATGATAATTTCTTACCACAAGTGCAAAATTTAGATTGAACAAGGGAGGTGTTCTTACATTCTCCACCATCTTCATTATCCCATCCACTACCACCTGTACCTCCACAGATAGTATTGTTAATTGCAGCAGAAATCACTTCTACAAGTATATCATCAATTATTTTTACTGGTTGATTGAACTGAGTATAATAGATAATCTGGGCAGGTAGACCAGCAGTACAACCTTCAATCAACTTCTTTAAAAATACTTTTATGTTCATTGGATGAGTCCTGAGTCATTGAAAATCATTTGAATTCACACTCCATCATAATTTCAGTCATTGCTGCTAAAAGATTTATCTCCTGATCAGCAACAAAAGCACCTTGGTATTGATACTTTGCCACAACTAATACTGCATGTGGTATAGTTGCAGGTTTCAATACATTATACAATGAATCGTAAATATTTCTCAATATTGTGTTGGGATCATTATCTAAGTTTTGAACAATCCACTTTCTTACATTAGGAAAATCTTTCTTCTCAAGATATCCCATCAATTCTTTTGTATTTACATCTGACAGTTTAGATAATATACCAGTATCAATCTCTCCTCCTGCTGCATATCTCTGTACTTCATTCAATACTCTCCTCCAATCAGGAAAGTGTGTTTGTATGACTGTTGCTAATACCTTTTTATCTGCTGTAACTTCTTCTAAAGATAATATCTCGTTCAATCTTTTGAAGAACTGTGCTGCTATAGTTTGCTTTTCCTTACCATCCACACTAAAATCTATCACAGTGCATCTAGAATGCAATGGTTCTATAATTCTATTCTTGTAATTGCACGTAAAAATGAATCTGCAGTTCTTATAGAACTGTTCAACATTTGCCCTAAGAAGTAATTGAACATCATGGGTGGTGTTGTCTGCCTCGTCAATGATAATAACCTTATGCTTGCCCCTTGACGTAAGGGAAACAGTAGAGGCGAAACTCTTAGCTTGATTACGCACGGTGTCGAGAAATCTTCCTTCATCTGATCCGTTTATAACATAACTATCTAGTCCCATTTGCTTGCATAGTGCCTTTGCCACCGTAGTTTTTCCTATGCCGGGAGGTCCAGATAGGAGCATATTTGGTAGTTCACCCTTTGCTAGAAAGTCATTGAATGTTTTCTTGATTCTCTCAGGCAGAATACATTCATCAATTGTCTTGGGTCTGTATTTTTCAACCCATATAAAGTCACTCATCCCCAATCTTTAATAATCAAATTTGCAGAAATACCAATTCTCTTTCCTTTTGTCTCAGGGACAGAATGAAAGAGAGATCCGTTCCATAATAGTAGTGTACCAGATTTAGGTTTGATTCGCAACATGTCAAATTTTAGGGGTGCAGAATCTTCATCTGCATATGCATAGTAACAAGATGCCCATGTGATTGGATAGTGAGTATGTTTTATAGTATGATCACCCTCTTCATACATCAACGCCCAGAAATCATGAACAGTGTATGTACATATGTCAAGTTTACTAAAAGACTCAGGATCGGATATTCTTATTTTATTGACTGCATCTAAAATTTTATCAATGTATGGGTCAAAAATTTTAGTTTGTTGATGAGTCTTATAAGAACTTCTCCATGCCTTTACATTAGATACTTCACCTTCGGGAAAATTTTTCCTATGTTGATGTATGTCCTCAATAAGTTTTTCATTATCAATATCTAACTGCATAGAATACACAGGCATATTGACCATGCACCTATGTTTTACCACATCCATTCTGGTCTTCTTGATGGGTCACGTAGATAGTTATCTCTTGCCCATGGTTTTGAAAAAATATAGTCTTTGTATTTTGTAAAGATATCTTTACTGTCATCATACTTGAACTCATCAGGTCCTGCAAACACAAACTCTGTAGGATCAGAATCTTGAGGTGGAAATATTTTTACTGCATGTTCTATAGTAGATTGACAACTATGCTTCTTACCATATCTGTGTGTGTACTCATTACACAATGCAAGACCATGTACAATCAACCATGTAAAATTAGTCTGTGCCCATATTGTGCATGGATGATTACGAAATGCACCATGCTCTGTCTTGTATGGTGTACCATCAAGTTTAGGTAACGTGCCAAAACCATAACCCCACTTATCTGACGCTACGATAGATAACATCTGACATGTTTCTAATGGCATCTTGACAATATGTTTGTCGGGTAATACCTGTGCAGATTTGACTGCTGATGGGTCAGTGACAAATATATTCATTTTTTCTCCTCCCAGAGATATACTAGATACAATCCTAGTATAACCCAGAATGCAATTTCAAGACCGTAATTGTTCATAATTAATAATAATGGGTGCAGGTAACATCAGTCATTGAATTCATTATAAATCCCCTCCAACATGTCACCCTGTCCTGCTAATTTTTCAATTAGTAGTTTTAGATCTACTTTGTATGCTGCAGCAGTATGTGTGATCTGATTTGTTCTATCTGACATAATAAGATCGATTAGAAAATCACACTCCTTGAGACATAATTTGTTTTTGAGTTCAGTCATCATGATCGTCCCATTGATCTGTTAGTCCTTTATTATTAAAAAATGCTCTATAGATTCCATATCCAGACAGTAATACTAAAATTACTAGAATAGAAATACCAAATGTCTGATTAGGATCAGCATTATAGTGAGGTATAATTGCATTGCATTTAGTCCATGTTCCGGGTAAGGTATAGACTGGGGGACAAGATAGAAAAATCATATGCCTAAAAGTTTACGTTGACGTTCAAAATATCCATGGAGAATCCATGAACTACTATTCATTTTATCAGTGCCACCGGTACCAAATTCAAATGACACTCTTGGATTATCCTTAAATCTTTCATACTCAGGTGTATTTTTTTTACCCCTGTCCCCACCGTTACAGAATATAACTTCTGTAGAAATTTCTAGACACTTTTCAATAGCACCACATGCAGAGTCATCAGAATCATCCCATGATATTACAGCGTCAACCATATTCAAATGACGAATGATGTCTGCTCTTTCTGTCCAAGATTGAAAATATTGACCTTTTTTTCTTTTCAACCAAGGATCACCATTCAGTCCTACCACAAGATAATTAGAAAGATCTTTTGCTCTTTTGAAATAATGAAGATGACCACTATGAATAGGGTCAAAACCTCCAGTAACTAAACTTAGGCGATCACAAAACATTAGTTGTAAACAGAATCAGGTTCTAGTGCTACAAAATATGTAAGATTATATGCTACGTTATGGAATTTAGCAAGATTTGCTTTGGATATACTAACTTGATATGATCCTTTGATCAGTTTGATATTCTCCATTTTGAAGTTGAATGAAAACTCATGATCTGTAGAACCCACCACAATCGTATAGTCGTTTGAAGTATCATTTCTACGATCACTTGTAATAACCTTAACAACTCCTGCTTCACCTACAACTGATAGATCAGGTAGACCTAATATGTTTGCAGAATGAATAAGTTTCTTCACCTGATTCTCATCAAGATTGAAAGATACTTCCTCACTAGGAAGTGCCATCTCTTTTTCTGGTGGCGATATGATTACATCTGGATCTGAAAAGAAATATTTTGAACGAGTTGCTTTACCTTCTTTGATAGAAGCATACTGTTCTGAGGTGATGTCAATATCAGGATCTTTGTACAATACATCAATAGTTGTGATGAACTGAGGTAGATCATAGATTGCAAAGTCTGAAGGTATCTCTTCTTCAATCGTTGCTTCAGCAAGAATGTTTTGCATGGGCGAGATAGTTCTTATCTTCTTTCCTTTCTTGAAAGATAGAGATTGATTTATCTCTGTGAAGTTCTTTAGAATTGCCTTCGTTTTATCGGATAACTTCATCATAAGTTTTAGGTTTCAATCTATTATAGTACAAAAAAAGGAGACCGTCAAGATCTCCTTTTGATTTGATATTATGCACCTTGATAAACTCCTGCCGGATTCATAACTCCTCCGCCTTCGTCATCATCGTCATCATCGCCATCTATAGCACGAAATAAAAACTCAAGAAATACTATAGCACCTACAGGATAGAAGATCCATAGTATTACTTGAAAAGGTGATACTGTATTGTCTGCTACTAGATCAACCATCATGCAAACACAGGTAATCCCATTGTTGCTGTGATACCTGTAGCGAACATGAATGTTATGAATGGGATGTAACGTACTGACATAGGTCTACTATAAACCTCCATGACTTCGTGATAGTTCATTATACAAAACCGGGAATGAGTTGACCTGTTGTTAGGTATGCTCCAATACCTGCGATGATACCTAGCATTGCTAGTCTACCATTAAGTCTCTCAGCAACGATTTTTTGTGCTTCTACTTCTTTTTTATCTGATGGATACATTAGAAGATACCGGGGATGATTTGTCCTGTTGTTACGTAAGCACCTACTGCTGCTACGAAACCAAGCATTGCTGCCCAACCATTAAATCTTTCTGCTTCTGGAGTCATTGTTTTTTACCTTTAGTGAATGTGAATTGTTTTGAGGGTTAGAATCCTAAGATTCCACCAAAGAAAAAGTTACCTGTAGTTACATAGGATATGAATCCTGCAACTAATCCTAGCATGGCAAGTCTACCATTGAGTCTCTCAGCATTCTTGCCGTATCCCTCGTAGTTTTCTACCAATCGTGGTTGCACTTCAGTTGGAAATGCATTTTGGCGTCCGCCAGATTCAGTTGTAACTGTCATAAACTTTTTGTTATACATTAATATATAGTGTAACAAAAGTTTACACTATTGTCAAGTATCTAAACATTTTGATCTCAACATAGAGAAAAGACTCCCTTATAAGTAATATAAGAGAGTCTTATATAAGTTATGTAACAGTATTGTAACAGTTAGAACTTATACTTTAATCCACTTTTGATTTCGTATTTTGCATCTCCACCATCATTTGATGTGTACTTGATGGATGCTTTAGCACCAACTGAATCTGTGACAGCAAAACCTAAACCAGAAGCAACAAAGAATTCTGTATCAGCATCTCCACCGTCAGGTGTAGTTGTGATAGGACCTCCTTCTACAAAGTACTTAGAAGTACCAACTGTACCTTCGTAACCGACCTTACCTGTAAATTCGATTGAAGAGTAGTCAGAACCTGTGAACTTAGTTTTTGTGTCGATACCGACATAAGGACCTGCCAATACAGGTGCTGAGAATGCAGAGACTGCTGCTACTGCTAAGAGTGATTTAAACATTTTTGTTTTTATTTTCTCGCAAGGAAAAACCCCTGCGGATGTTAGACTACCCCGACATGGGAGTCTTTCTACGCAGGGGCACGATTTTTTCGATCCCTTTGTACAGTATATAGTATAAGACTATACAGTATTTTTGTCAACTCCTCTAAGAACTGAAAATCCTTTGACTTTTTTGAATTCAATTATAGCGTTGAATTTCTCTACTAATTCCTGTTTATGACTGATAACAAAGACGTTAGCATCTTTTATAACATAACGAATAATTTTTAGAAACTCATCTGTTCCTAAACCATCAAGTGAGGAATCAAACACTTCATCCATAATAAGAAGATTAGTTACAACACTATTTTTCATCTTTGCTATCTCTCTCCATGTGAATAGAAGAGCAAGGTCAATCCTCATCTTCTCTCCTTCAGAGAATGATGGGTATGAAAACTTATCGTGTATAGGTGACTCTATTTTCTCGTTGAACTCTTCATCAAGTGTAAAGTTGATGTAGAAGTCCATCATCTGTAAGTACTTGTTGACCTGTTGATTGATGAGAGGAATATATTTCTTGATGATAGAACTCTTGACACCATCATCCTTCAGCAATATATTTGCTTCTTGATAGTATTCGTAATTCTCTTTTAGATCTCCATAATCAGCAAGGACTTGTTTCAATGATGCCTTGTATTTACTTAGTTTCTCATGTTCAGAATTTCTGTTTTCAAGTCTAGTGGTAATAGTTTGAATTTCTTGTTCGAGTTTATTAGATTGTTTTCTTGATCCAGTAATGCGAACATTAGTTTGAGAAATTTCATTTGATAGATCGGAGATCTCTTTTTGTATAGAAATAAATTGCTTCTCTCTAGATTCTGCATCTGAGATAGCATCTTCGATTTCTTGGAGGTTATCCTTGAAACCGGAGATAGTTTTTTCTAGTTGGTCAATCTTATTTACACGAAAGTCTTCATGTATAGTTTGTGTTC